AGGATCCGCTAAAATCATCTCACTTATCGCTAGAGATGAAAATCAACATCTTGCGATCACTCAGAACATATTGAAAAAGTGGAGAGAAGGTGATGATCCCGATATGGCACAGATCTTCAAGGAAGAACAACGTTGGTTGTATTCCATGTTTGAAAAGACTGTAAATGAAGAAAAACTTTGGGCAGAATATTTGTTCAAAGATGGTTCTATGATTGGTTTAAATGACAAACTACTACAACAATATGTGGAATGGATTGCCAATCGCAGAATGAAAGCAATTGGACTTAAACCGATCTATGACGTACCCGCAAAGAATAACCCACTCCCCTGGACGGAACATTGGATTTCGTCGAAAGGTCTTCAAGTGGCTCCTCAGGAAACTGAAGTTGAATCCTACATTGTTGGAGGAATCAAGCAAGATGTCAAAGCAGATACCTTCTCAGGGTTCAGTCTCTGAGGGTGATGCTTTCAAAGTGGAAGCATTAAAATATTATGATCTAGAAGATTCTTATGCAGCATATAGAGAAGCTGCTAAATCAGATTCTTACATGTTTGGTGACTATGATGGGTATCAAGCATTTGAAGATTTAAGCAAAGAGGGGTAACACCCTCTTTTTTTTATAAATATCCATATATGGATATAGAAAAGAAAAATGTCTCTGTCTCAAAAACAATACGGTGATCTTAGGAGTCTGTACGAAAGCATCTATACACCAAAAACTGAAGTTCTTGAAGAAGAATTTATTAGTGAAGAGATGCTTGATTTGACGGATGATGAAATTGTAGAACAAGTTGAAGAATTCTTTCAAGAGTGTGTAGAAGAAGGTCTTGATATTGATCTTGTAGAGCAGACTATTTGCGAGCATATTGATTCTCTAGAAGTTCTATCTGAGAGAGTTGATCCTAAAGAAACGCAGCGTAGAAGAGATCAGGCAAAGGATAGACTCGCTACTGGTAGTGCGATGAAGTCAGCAGCAGAAAAATCTGCTTCTAAATCTGATGGTGGTGGTGAATCCAAACTTTCAAAAATTAAAGGTGCTGTAAAAACCGCAGCAAAGGCAGCAAAGGCAGGTGCCAAAGCAGCAGGTAAAGCAGCAAAAGGTGGCGTAGGACTTGCTGCAAGAGCAGTAGGAACCGCTCAAAGGGCAGGTAGCGCAGTTAAGAGTGCTGCTAAGAGTGGATATGATAGAGGTAAGCAGGGCAGCGGATCCTCTTCTTCTGGATCCTCTAGTTCCTCTGGATCATCCGATTCTTCGGGTTCTGGAGAGACTGGTGCATCTTCTAGTGCTCCACCAAAGAAACCATCTGGTGGATCTTCTAGTGCTCCTGCACCCGCAAAGAGAAAGGATGGTCTTCTAAAGAGAGGACTTAAGAAAATTGTTAGGGGTGTTAGTAAGACTGTTTCTGCAGCAGCAGGTGCTGTTAAAGCAGGTGCTGATTCTATTACCGATAGAGCAAGGAAAGAAGAACTAGAAGCAACTGGATTGTTCTCCGATAAGGAGATTGAAGCAATCATGGAAGCAATGAGTTCTTATGATCGCAATCGTAAGAGAGCAGCAGAAAGAGCAGCAGCAAGAAATGCCGCGAGAGATTCTGGTAAAACTGGTGTAGTTCCTGGTGTTGGTTATGTAACCCCTAGAAGGGAAAAGGAAACCTATGTTGATTCCGAAGGCACAACCAGACATAAATCTGGCGCAAAGATGCCTAAAGACTGATATAAACTCAAGGGGGATTTTAAGATCCCCTTTTTAGTCGAATCTAGTTACTGCTTTTTTAACAATTATATCCCCTTCAATTGCACGGGTATTAGTTGCTCCTTCAATTAATACTATATCGTAGTAATATCTTCCTGGTTTTAAGGATGATGTTTCTGATGCGGTTAAAGATACACGAAATCTACCAATAGCAGCATTAGTAATCTGTGTTGTTACAGTCGTTGAAGAAACAGATCCTCCATGTTTCTTCATCTTCATAGCAATAGAATATCCAGTTAGATTTAAATCACCAAAATCATCACCTAAGATGAAGGTCTGTGTGAAATCAGTTCCTGTATATATTGTGAGATTAGTAGTATAGACTGCCATGTTTATTTTTTATTAATTTACGAGGATATACCTAATCTAACTAATGCAGAACCTTCAACAGCAATTGATTTGGTATTATCCTCTGCTGTAAGTAAAACATCATAAACATATCTACCTTGCTTAATGCTAGATGTTGTAGTAGACGCTAGTGATAGTGTTACTGCTCCATCAGCAGCACTAGTTATGCCGACAGTAAATTGCGCGGTTTTTGTGGTGGATTCTGGATGTTTTCTCATCATAGAGGTGACAGCATAACCTGTCAAATTCAAAGGAGTGTTTCCAGCAGAATCTAAAATAGTTAGTGGGAGGTTAAAAGTTTCACCAGAGTTAATAGTGAGATTATTTACATATACTGACATTAGTATAAGTCTTTATTGAGTATTTATCAAAAGGACTTGACAATACTTTGAATCGTAACTAAACTAGGTTTGTTCCGGTTAAAGATAAATAATAGCTCATTATGACTCTATAAATGAGCTTTGACATAAATAATACATCAGACTATGAAAATCCCTGGACTTATTTGGAGAGACCTTTTAGTAGCGTCGATGTTTGTGACTATTTCGGTTTTGTTTATCTCATTACCAATAAGTCAAACAAACGACAGTACATTGGGCGAAAGTATTTTTGGTCTTTCAGAAAACCACCTGGAAAAAAAAGAAAAGTAAAACAGGAATCCGACTGGAAAAAATATTACGGATCCTGTCCCGAATTAAAAGAAGATCTAAAACTATACGGCAAAGAGATCTTCAGTAGAGAAATTTTAAGTTTACACGTAACAAAAGGCACCTGCAACTTTGAAGAAACAAAGCAGTTGTTTTTAAATAACGTTTTATCCGAAGCACTTGACGACGGAACGCCTGCCTACTATAATAGCAACATACTAGGGCGTTACATGCGTAAAGACTATGGTAACTTTGGAACAAACATTACAACAGACGCATGATTGGGCGGTTGATCGTATACATACTCTCTGTGAAAGAGAAGAACACGAACTCCTCTTTAATTTAGAAGACGCACATGCTATCCAAAGTGAATTCGCTGAGTGGTTAGATCCAGATATTGAAGATCACGATATTTACTCACTAGAATACTTAGGAGAAGAAGATGACTGATTCTCACGGACCATCTCAATCTTTTAAAAAAGCAATTTTAGAAGAATGCAAAAAACTATCTGAAGATGGTAAAATAATAGAAGCATCACATTTGTTTAGAGTTTATTTTCCAGAGAAAAGTTTTTACGAATTAGATCGCATGCATATCGGTTGACAAACCACTAAAACAGTGCTAGGGTTAACGGGTAAATCTAAAAAGGATGGTTATGAGAATGGTGGCAAACACCTTAGTATCAATTGTAATTGCTGCAACTGCGACTGCCAGCACTCCATTTCTTGCTACGGCACCACCTGCTGTCAAAATACCTACACAAGAATTTAAAGAAACTAAAGAATCTAAATGGACTTGTCCAGAATGTACTCCCAACGAACAGTACGTTCTAGCACAACTCCAAGAGCATACTAAGATCTCTGATCGTAATGCCCTTGCTACTATCATGGGTAATATTAAATCAGAATCTAACTTCACTCCTGATATCTGTGAAGGTGGTGCTAGAGTTTCTTATCATCAGTGTCTCACTGGCGGATTTGGATTGATTCAATGGACTTCAATCGGACGTTATAATAATCTTGGAAGATTTTGTGATAACTATGATTGTGATCCAAGTAGTCTTGAAGGACAAACTCGGTTTATGATTAATGAAAATATTTTTCAACGTTATCTGCCAATGTTTGAAGGAAGTGGACTAACTGTCCGTCAATACATGGTTCCTGCTTTTTATTGGTTGGGTTGGGGAATCAAAGGACATCGCGAACATTATGCATATAACTATAGTAAGAAATTAATTTTGGCATGATAAAAAAGTTTTCAGAATTAGTTAAGAAAACAATCAACAAAGTCAAACCACTTATCAAACTAAACGAAAAAGATATTGAGTGCGCTATTGATGATCAGATAGTTGATTGTAAAGAGGTTGATAAGCAACCTTATACTGGCATTCCAGCACCAGTTGTAAGTGCTACTGATGACTGGTTTTCTTCTCCAGATGGATTTGTTGAACCTGTGTATACAGAAAAACAGAGAGATTATATGGAGCAAGAAACAATAATTAAAATGCAGGAAGAAATGCAGAATACTGAAGTAACTTGTGAATCTGAAGACATTCATCAAAAAATGTATGAGATTGCAACTAAAAATTGGAACACCGTAGTGGGTGGTTCTGAAAACTTTCAACAGAATTCAGATGGTTGGATGTCTGGTACTGGTTATGGGCAGTTTACTAATGACAAAAAATGAAAACAATCTGAGAAAACAATGCTCAGTTGTTCTCCATCATAGTTTTGATGGCAATACAAATTATTCACAAGATTCTATTCTACAATGTATTGATGAATGGATACAAAAAGGCAATGTAAATACTAACGGCATTGTCAAGTACTTTCAAGCATATTATTCATGAAAAAAATTATTATCTCCATCTTAAGTGTTCTCGCGTTAAATAGTGGTGCTGCTATGGCAGATGACTCTAAGATCACCAAGGGTTACAATACTATGGACTCCATGGGGTGTATGCTACTTCGCGAGTGTACAGAAGATGTCGAAGAAGTATTCAGTGTCAACGATATTGCTGATAGGTATCCCAATACTGATTATAATATTATTGCTGACGAGTTCCACGGAATGCTCGTTGCCCTTAATCAGGTCGGAGTTAAGGTGTTTCTAGCAGATCAGAAATACTTTCCTACAATGCATCGTGGTGTTTACCACACTGTTGGTAATAACTTCTTTCTTAATGAGAAGTATATGGATAGTCCTGCCACACTGATGATGGTTATGCGTCATGAGGGTTGGCATTCTGCTCAAGATTGCATGGCAGGCAC